GTATAATCCAGAAACTGAGTCATACATACTGGACGTTCCGTTGAATATGCTGTATACTGAATATTATATAAATCATTCGCATACTCCAAATTTATTTTGGGATCGAAAAACACACGAGTTCTTTGCGATACGAGATATTCAAGAAGGTGAAGAACTTACATCATATTATCGACCCGATGAAAGAGATTGGGAACTTAACGAAAATTAATTATGAGCACATTAATTACAAACTTACCTGCAATTGATGTATGGGTAAGAAAAGAATACTTAACCGACCATAAGAGTGGTCATGGTGAATTTGAGAAAGGTGTTTGGGTAAGTGCAAAGAGTATGCCAGGTCGTGCCTTCTATTTTGAAACATATTTACCAGAATATGCTGCAATGTTTGATAAATTGCCAATTTCAGCATTTTTGTCTCAACCAAAGACACCTGATCCTGATATGACACTACATAATTTGCAATTTTGGAACTGTATGGACTATGGAATCGTTGCAGTTCAGAAGCAATTTATTGGATCAATGCATTATGAGGTCTATACAAGAGATTTTGGAACTCAAACTGGCACATATGTCTGCACTTTAGATAATTATCACTCTGATGTTGACGCAATTGACTACTCAACCAGTGAAATTCCTGCTGAACACAAGTCTCATAACATCATTGAACTTGATAATGGGCAATATTGTCTCTATCCTAACAACAGAATGAGGATTTATGACAATAGTATCACTCCAGAAACACCTAAAGTTCCCGATTTTAAGGTTTCAACAGTATATTATCAAGTAGAGAACGGTCATGACCGAATGGGACTCGGTTCAGAAGAGAATTATTTCTGGAAAACAGCAAAAGAAAGGAAAAATACTGAAGAAAGGAAACCATTTGAACCAGAATTAGGATGAAACAGGTAAAAAATGCCCATATGGGTACACATTTACTTGTTGAAGTGTATAATGTACCCTTTGAAAAACTAAATGATAGGGATAAAATCGAAAAAATATGCGTTAGTGCTTGTAAAACTGAAGGTTTAGAGGTTTTAAACACCTACACACATCAATTTGAACCTTATGGAGTGACTTGCACCGTAACTTTAGGTGAAAGTCACCTCTCATGCCACTCTTGGCCAGAAAAAAACTGCGTTGCGTTCGATATTTTTACTTGTGGAGCGAAAAATCCTCGTTCTGTTGCTTATTGGGTACTTGAATATTTTGATAGTAATGATTATGTGATGAAAGATTATGCGAGATAGGGTATAAATAAATCTAAAAGCGTTTATAATGTCGATTTTACGCAAATCAAGATCATTTAAGGATATAAGTCTGTCTTTTTCACCTCATCCAGTGACGAAAGACCTTCCTGTGCTTGCGAATGAGAGGGCAATTGTAAGATCTGTAAGAAATTTGGTTGAAACGATGCCAACAGAAAGATTTTTTGAATCTTTAATCGGCACTGAAATAAGAAGTTCTTTATTTCAGAATTATAGTCGTGGCACTATTGTTACAATACAAGATCAAATTGTAGAAACAATTGAAAATTATGAACCAAGAGTTGCTAATGTTCAGGTTGAGGCACAGTCAGACCCAGACAATAATAATTTTGATGTTAAAGTCTTTTTTGATATCGTGGGAATTAATGCTCCAACACAGTCATTCTCCTTTATTTTAGAACCAACGAGATAATATGCCTTTTACTCAGTTTACAAGTTTAGACTTTGATGAAATCAAAGCACAGATAAAAGATTTTTTACGTTCAAATTCAAATTTTAGTGGTTTTGATTTTGAAGGTTCTAACTTCTCAGTTTTAATAGATACGCTTGCCTATAATACTTACATTAATGCATTTAACGCAAATTTAGTTGCAAACGAATCATTTTTAGATTCTGCAACAATAAGAGAGAATGTTGTATCCCTTGCAAGAAATATTGGATATGTACCCCGTTCAAAAACCGCTGCAGTAGCTCAAATTAAAATAAATGACATAGATGTCGGAACAACATCTGATGCCACTACAAAGTTTTTAACCCTTCGTCCAGGACTTGTTTGTGTTGGTAATGCTGAGAATACCACATATAGATTTTCAACATCAGATTCTATTACATCTAGTAGAGTAGAGGATAGAGGAGGAACTTCTTTTGCTGTATTTGATGATCCTATCAATGTTTATGAAGGAACTTTACTTCAGAGAGTTTATCGTGTAGATAATTCACAAGATCAAAGATATATTATCGATAGTCCAAATATCGATAGTTCAACTTTACGTGTTTATGTAAAAGGGGTTGGGGATGTTGGACTTGGAAGAAAATATAGTATGATTGATAATATATTGAATATTAATAAACACTCAGAAATATTTCTAGCACAAGAAGTTCAAGATGAGAAGTATGAAATATTATTTGGTGACGGATTCTTTGGTAAAAAATTAGAAGGTGGTACTTTAATTACAGCACAGTACATTGTAACTGATGGAGAAACTGGAAATGGTGCTGCAAGTTTTAGTTTCCAAGGTTCATTTGCAAAGAGTGACGATACATTCTTTACACCAAGTAGTCCCATCAGTATAACTACTGTCTCTAATGCTTCTAATGGTGCTGAAGTTGAAGATGTGCAGTCAATTAAGTATTTTGCTCCAAGAATTTACTCAGCACAATACAGGGCAGTAACACCAAGGGATTATGAGGCAATAATTGGTACGATATATCCTGCTGCTGAATCTGTTGCTGTTGTTGGTGGAGAGGAGTTAAGTCCACCACAATTCGGTAAAGTGCAGATAAGTATTAAACCAAAAAATGGCACTTTCGTATCAGATTTTGATAAAAATCAAATTAAAAATAAATTGAAGAATTACGCTATCGCTGGTATTAATTCTGAGATTATTGATTTAAAACTACTATATGTGGAGATAGAGTCAAACATATATTATAATCCATCTCAAATAAATTCTTCTTCTGGTTTGAGAACAAATATAATTAATGCTCTAAATGAATATGCATCAAATGTTGAAATTAATAAATTTGGTGGACGATTTAAATATAGTAAAATTAGCACATTAATTGACCGTATTGATAATGGAATTACATCTAATATTACTAAAGTTATCATAAGAAGAGATTTAAAAGCATTACTTAATCAATTCGCACAGTATGAATTATGTTTTGGAAACCAATTTAATATTAAACCTGCAGGATATAATATAAAAAGTACAGGTTTTACAATCAATGGATTTTCTAACATTGCTTATCTAACTGATATACCAAATAAAGATGCATCTGGTAATCTAGATGGTAGTATGAAAGGAATATTAAGTGTAGTAACTAAGAATGAAAAAAATCAACAACAAATTTTAGTTAAAGAAGCTGGTATAGTGGACTATAAACATGGAGAAGTTATATTGAATACAATTAATATTACATCTACCGTTAGCCAAAACAATATTATTGAGATACAAGCGTTCCCAGAATCGAATGATGTTGTTGGTCTTAAGGATTTATATCTCAATTTCAACGTATCAAAAAGCACAATAAATACTGTGAAGGACGTAATTGCATCAGGAGAGGATGTTTCAGGAGTCGTATTCCAGAGAGATTACTATACATCAAGTTACTCTAATGGAACTTTAGAGAGGAAATAATTTATGTCACAATTTGACAAAAGAATACAAGTCAATAAAATTATTGAAAATCAGTTACCAGAGTTTGTGGTATCTGATTTTCCTAATGCAACAGAGTTTTTAAAGCAATATTATATTTCACAAGAATTTCAAGGAGGTCCTTCTGATTTAATAACTAATTTCGATCAGTATTTAAAACCAGATAATTTAGTCCCCGAAGTCATTGTTGGTAAAACAACTATTTCATCAGATATTTCATCTACTGATGATACAATTACTGTACCTAGTACAAAAGGATTTCCAAATGAGTATGGTCTATTTAAAATTGATGATGAAATTATATCATATACAGGAATAACATCCACTACATTTACTGGATGTATTCGTGGTTTTAGTGGTGTAACAGGATATAATGTAGGTATCTCCTCCTCACTCCTTAATATAAATCAAGAGCATTTAAAATTTAATGAAACATCAGCAGCATCACACTCTAACGGATCAACATTAACAAATTTATCTGTTCTGTTTTTACAAGAGTTTTTTAAAAAACTTAAAAAAACATTTTTACCTGGTTTAGAAAATAATGATTTTACCAGTGATTTAGATATAGGAAACTTCATAAAATTTTCTCGTTCATTCTATCAATCTAAAGGTATTGAAGAATCAGTAAATATATTATTTAAAGTATTATATGGAGTTGATGCAAAAGTTATTGACTTAGAAGGTAATTTAATTAAACCATCTGGTGCTGAATTCATACGTCGTGAGGTCATTGTAGCTGATGTTATTGGTAGTGGTGAACCTCAAAACTTAACAGGTCAGACAATATTTAAATCAACTGATACTTCAACTAGTGCATCAGTATCAGAAGTTGAAATTATAAAAAGAGAGGGAAGGAATTATTATAAGATTGCTTTATTTGTAGGTTTTAGTGATAGAGATTTAATTCAAGGCATATTTAAAGTGCCTGGCAAAACAAAATTAATTAATGGAATACACGCAGGTGGAACGATAATAGATGTAGATTCAACTGTTGGATTTGGTGCAACAGGCACTCTTATTAGTGGAAAAAATACATCAATAAATTACACTTCAAAATCAATAAATCAGTTCTTTGGATGTAGTGGCATAAACGTTGGTATTAATACTGGTGATGATATTAGAGACGATGAAACAATATTTGGATTTGAAAATGGAGATTTATCTAAAAGAGTAGATTTAAGAATCACAGGTGTAATATCAGATTTGATTCCAGTAACAGATGTTAACTTAGTAAATGAAGATGAAAATATATTTGTAAAAAATGTAGGTGAAAAAATAGAAAATGATGGTGAAAATTATAAACAAATTTTTGCTAATTCTTGGATTTATAATACTCGTACAAGATTTCAAGTTGGCATTTCAAGTGCTGAATTTCAATTACAGACACCGATTGACAAAGCATATTTAAAGGAGGGTGATAATTTTGAAATTCTTAAGAGAAATGAGAATGCAAGAGTAGGATCTGGTGATGTAAAATCTATAACCTCAGCTACACACTCCTTCACCGCAGGAAATATATCAAATTTTACTCAACTTCCAAACCAATTATATGATATTCGTAGATCTGATAATAAAGCATCAAGCACAGGTGTACCTCTCAAAGAGGGTAATGGGAATATTATAGCAGACACGTTATCTGTATACGTTGATGATAACAAATTTGGATATGTTGCCTCTAATTCACTTCCAAGTTATCCAATTACAACTAATGTTGTAGAAGAAACTTTTTCGGATGGTAGTGATACTACTAAATTTGATGGATATAATATTTTTACTGAAAAGTATAGTTTTATAAATTTTCCAATAAAACAAAGAGATATTAAATTTATTCAGGGTGATGAAATAATTTATGAAACAGATGATGTGCCATTGTCAGGATTAGAAAATGGTAGGACATATTACATAGATCCAGTAATCCCTAACTCCAATTCTAAAATAACAAAAATAAAATTATATGAATCCATTTCTCAAATAGGCACTGCATCTACGGTGCAAGTTGGTATTGGTACAACAACCTCTGATACTCATAAATTTATTTTAAAAAAACATGCAAGTCGTTCATTAGAACCTGATAAAATATTAAGAAAATTTCCTTTAAGTCAAAATTTAGTTGTTCCATCAGAACAAGAAACACCATTTAATGATATTGGTATGTTAATAAATGGAGTGCAAATTCGTTCTCCAATTTCAGACAATCAAATTTTTTATGGTCCTCTCACATCTGTTGATTTAATAAACGAAGGTGATGGTTATGACGTAATAAATCCACCAGTAATAAATGTTGAGTCAAACTTAGCAGGTGGTATTGATGCAAAAATAGAACCAATAATTCAAGGTAAAGTGGTAGATTGTCTTGTTGACCCACAAGATTTTGATATCAAAGATATTTCAAACATTTCGTTAACTGGAGGTAATGGTTCTGGATGTATATTAAAACCTGTTTTAGGTGAAAGAAATAGATTTTTAGAGTTTGATAGTAGAGATATATTTTTTAACGGTGGAGTTGACATTCAAGATGAAACAATTACCTTTACAACTAGACATAATTTAGAAAATGGACAACTCATTTACTATAATTCAAATGGGAACGCACCTTTAGGTATAGGAACTGCATACGAATCAACAAATACGTCTTCAGGGACACTTTCTGATGGAGATCCTTATTATATTAGATCTGTAAATACATCAACTGTTAGGTTATTCAATACAGCAGCGGACGCATTATTTGGTGCAACAGGTATCAATACAGTTGGACTTTCATCAGACACCACTGCAAGTGGTATTCATAGATTTAGAACTGAAAGAAGAAATACATTAGTTGCAGTTAAAGTAATAGAGCAGGGATCTGGATATACTCACCGCAAATTAAGAGTTAAAACATCTGGAATATCCACATCATTAAACACAATCAATTTCAAGAATCATGGATTTAATAGTGGAGAGATTATTGAATATTCAGCAGAGACAACAGCAATACAAGGTTTATCTACAACAACATCATATATTGTCAGAAAATTAACTGATGATTCCTTTCAGTTGGCAAATGCAGGTGTGGGTGCAACGTCCACAGAGGATTATGATAGAGGTAAATATGTAAATTTTGAATCAGTAGGACAAGGACTACAAATATTTGAATATCCAAAAATTAAAGTTAACATTAATGTTTCATATGGTTCAACTGTAACAGGAGATTTAGTCATCACACCAATTGTTACTGGTAAAATTTTAGGTGGATATTTGTATGAAGAAGGAACAAATTATGGTTCTGAAATACTTGATAAAGAAGTTACACCTAATGTTTTAGTTGAGAATGGAAAAAATGCTGAATTCAAACCTATCATCGTAAACGGTAGAATTGAAAGTGTTGCAGTCACTAATAGAGGTAGTGAGTATAATTCAGCACCTGACATTCAGGTAACATCGACTGGAGTAGGAAGAGGTGCTGTTATAAGACCTATTATTGAAAATGGTGAAGTAATACAAGCAAAAGTTCTAAACACTGGTATAGGATATGATTCAGCAACTACTGAGGTAAGGGCATTTTCAAGAGGTAAAAATGCTAAATTCAATGCAAGGGTTAGATCTTTAACTTTAAATAATGCTAGTAGGTTTGGTGATTCCTTCTTATCAACAAAAAATGACACTTTAAGATTTAGTATCGTAGGTTATTCGCAAGAAATAGCTAGTAGATTTGAAGAAACTTTCAGTCTACTTGCTAATGGTGAATTTAATCAAATTACAGGACACTCTCCAATTATAGGTTGGGCTTATGATGGTAATCCAATTTATGGTCCTTTTGGTTATTCAGATCCAGATGATATAAACTCTCCTCTAAAGATAATAGAGTCATCATATATTTTAAATCCAAATAGTGTAAATAATCGCCCAAACGGATACGCTGGTGGATTCTTTGTTGAAGATTATGTATTTGACGAGTCAGGTGATTTGGATATCCATAACGGAAGATTTGGAAAAACACCAGAATTTCCTAATGGAGTATATGCATACTTTACAACTGTTGGATTAGGGACTCAAACTAATAAACTTGAGGGAGAATATCCCTATTTTATAGGAAATACTTATCGTTCTCCACTAATTACAGAAAATAAAATACTAAATCATGATTTTGATTTCAATAGCACAGATATAAGAAGAAATACATTCCCTTATGCTGTTGATGAAAAATTTGCTGGTAGTGATTTTATTGTAGAGTCATATGAAGAAATAAGACAAATTTCAAAAATTGAATCTGTTACCAAGGGTAGTGTTGATGGAATTACAATATTAAATTCAGGGCAAAATTACAAAGTTGGAGATTTAACTGAATTTAATGATGAAGAGACTAATGGAACTGGATTTAGAGCAGAAGTTAGTGAAATAGTAGGTATTGGAATATCAAGAATAGACACATCAATATCTTCTTATGAAGGAGCAGTTTTTGAGTGGTTAGATAAAAATCGAGTTAAGGCTAGCTTCTTCCCATTGTTGGATATAAAGGATCAAACCTGTGTATCAATATCAGGTTTAAGCACTTCAATAGTAAATTTAACAGACACATTTAAAGTAGGTGTAAGCACATCTAGAATTACACTTTTATCAACAATGCAATCAGCTTCAGCAGGACTCATTGAAGATATAACTGTATCAAGTATACCCACGGTAGCAATAGGTTCTTCTATAAGAATTGCTTCAGGAGATGCAACAAATGAAGAAATAGTCAGAGTTTTAAACGTTTTTGAAGGAAATAACGTTATTAGAGTTTTTAGAAATGTTGGAGCAGCTCATACTGCTGGAAGTAATGTCGATATTTTAAATAATAGTATAACATTACCTGTAAAAACAACTAGATTTGAATCACAATTAAATGAGTTAGTTTATTTTAATCCAGCTCAATCAGTTGGAGTAGGAACTACTGTTGGTGGTGCGATAGATGTTGATACATTTATTGGTGATTTAAAAACAACAGTTTCAATTCCCATAAGAACAATACGAATTCCAAATCATCCGTTTAGCACAGGTCAAGAACTTATTTTAAACAAACGAAATGGAGCAAATAGATTTGATGTATCAACTAATCCATTACAACAACAATTTAAATTACCATTTACAGGACAAAATTCAACTAAAGTATATGTTATTGACAAAGGTCCAGATAATATAGGTCTTGTAACCACAAGAGTGGGTATAGGTAGCACTAGCGATGGATTATTCTTCTTCTCAAGAGGTAGTATCTCTGGTATTTCATCATCTCTTTACTTCTTTGAACCAACTCACACTCAGGTAACTGGTACGATAGATCAAATTACAACAAGAGTATCTACAAATATATCTGCTGCAAATACAACTACACATAATCTTGTAGAGAAGGATATAATTAATCTTGAAGTAATACCAAATCTGAATGTAGGGATTGGAACTACTACGACTGTATCAGTCATTTATAATTCAAATTATGAAAAATTATTAGTAAATCCAATATCATTTACTGCTTCAAATGTTGAAACTAATCATATTAATATTACCAATCATGGATTTGAGACTGGTGATAAAATATTTTATGATGGTTCAGCTACTGGTTTAACAACTGGAACTTACTTTATTAATAAAATAAGTAGGAGCAAATTCTCACTTGCAGAGACAATTATTGATATTAATTCAAATCCTGTAAGAGTAGTAGACATTGTATCTAACACTGGTGGAAATCAGTCAATAGCATTAATTAACCCCAAGATAGAAGTAGTTAAAAATTCAGTTCTTGGTTTTGGATTATCAAGTACAACTTTAGCAGGTTTTGATTTTAAATTATTTTATGATAGAGAATTAACGAATGAATATATTAGTTCTCAAGACTCGACTGATTTTAACGTTGGTGTTGCAGGTACAATTGGAATAGGAACAAATAATACTGATCCAACAGGAGCAACTTTAAAAGTTAAATATT